AATGCTGTTCTATGATTCTGAGTTTGGTTCGCCACAGTCTTACTTCGAAACGTTTGGTATTGATGTGAATCGTGTGCTCCACACGCCTATCACTAATGTCGAAGAACTGAAGTTTGATTTGATCAATCAGCTTGAGAATCTGGACAAAGCCGATAAAGTTATCGTAGTGATTGACTCTATTGGTAATCTAGCGTCTAAGAAAGAACTTGAAGACGCTATCAACGAAAAGTCTGTGGCTGATATGTCACGTGCAAAAGCACTCAAGGGCTTGTTCAGAATGACAACACCTTATCTGACGATGAAGAACATTCCTCTTCTTGCGATCAATCATACGTACAAAGAGATTGGCTTGTTCCCGAAAGATATTGTTGGCGGTGGTACTGGTATCTACTACTCTGCTGATAACATCTGGATTCTCGGTCGTCGGCAGAACAAAACTGGCACTGAGGTAACTGGTTATGACTTCATCATCAACGTCGAAAAGTCTCGATTTGTTAAAGAGAAGTCGAAGATTCCTATCCGAGTTTCTTGGGAAGGTGGGATTGAGTCTTATAGTGGGCTTTTGGATGTTGCTCTTGCTGGTGGTTTTGTTATTAAGCCTAGTAACGGCTGGTATCAACTGGTTGATAAATCTAATGGACAACTGGTTGGTGGAAAGGTCAGAGAGAAAGACACGCTCGCGTATTCTTTCTGGGAAGGACTACTAGAAGATGAAGACTTCCAGTCGTTCATTGAAAAGCAGTACAAGATTGGTGCTGGCGCATCGATTGATCTTGACTTAGAAATGGAAGTTGAATGATGGGTATCGGCACTGCGAAAGAGGGAGTTGACTACGAGTTGATTCCCGCCACTGACAACGAGAATGATCAGTCATGGGACATTCGCATTCTTAAGGGCGAGTTTACTGAATCTGTTTTACGGTTCGGTAACATCGCCTTTGATGGAGAAAATGATTGCTTAAACTTTAATTTTATGTTAGTATCAACACCTGATACTGAATTGACAGAAGACAACGTTGCCCTTCAAGACAGAGCCGCAGAAGTTCTTGCGTCTGTTCTTGAAGAAGCGGCACACACTGGTAGTTTACAATTAGGCAATCCTGAAGATGACAGTGAAGATTGATTTAGAACAAACAATCATTCGAAACATTTTGACAAATGAGCCTTACATGCGTAAGGTCATTCCTTTCATTAAGAAAGAATACTTCGAAGGTGTGTACCAACATCTGTTCACTGAGGTGACGAAGTTTGTTGGCAAGTATAACAAGTTGCCGACGCTAGAATCTTTTAAGATTGAATTGGATCAGTCCGACAAGTTGACTGATCAGATGTACACTCATGCCATGGACATTCTTCCCAACATCTTTGAGGTGAAAGAAGAGAATGATACGTGGCTGTTAGATACAACAGAAAAGTGGTGTCAAGATCGTGCGGTCTATCGTGCTATTATGGAGTCGATTACAATCATCGACGGCAAGCACGAGAAACTTTCTAAGAACGCACTGCCTGACATCCTACAGAATGCACTAGCCGTATCGTTTGACACGAACGTAGGTCATGATTACCTTGAAAACGTAGATGAACGATACGCCTTTTATCATGAGCAAGAAGAGCGCATCCCCTTTGATCTTGACTACTTCAATCGGATCACAAAGGGTGGACTGCCAAATAAGACGCTAAACATCGCCTTGGCAGGCACAGGTGTTGGTAAGTCATTGTTCATGTGTCACGTTGCGGCTAGTGCCCTTTCGCAGGGTCGTAATGTCTTGTACATTACGATGGAGATGGCAGAGGAGCGCATTGCTGAACGCATTGACGCAAATCTGCTGAATGTGCCAATCGATCAGTTAGAGAACATGTCACAGAATATGTTCACTGACCGTGTGCGTCAAATTGCGGATAGCACAAACGGTAAGCTGATCATCAAGGAGTACCCGACTGGACAGGCTCATAGCAGTCACTTCCGGGCGTTGCTGATGGAACTCAAACTGAAGAAGAAGTTTGTTCCTGAGATTATATTCATTGACTATTTGAATATATGTGCATCGTCTAGAATGAAAGCCATGGGCGGTGCAATCAACTCTTACACCTATGTCAAAGCCATCGCTGAAGAAATACGCGGGCTTGCTGTAGAGTTTGATGTGCCCATTGTGTCAGCAACACAAACGACTCGGTCGGGGTATGGCAATTCTGATCCTGGACTAGAAGACACATCTGAGTCTTTCGGTCTTCCTGCAACGGCTGACCTAATGTTCGCTCTTGTGTCCAATGATGAGCTAAATAGTCTTGGACAGATAATGGTGAAGCAGTTAAAGAATCGTTACAACGATCCTAACGTCGATAAGAGATTTGTGATTGGCGTGGATCGAAGTAAGATGAAACTATATGATGTAGATGAGACACAACAAGACCTTGTTGATGATGATATACCCGTTTTTGACAAATCGGCTTCGGGCGAAAAACTCAAAAACATAAAAATCTTCTAGGAGGTGCGTTATGGATCCCTACACTCATACTCTTATTGCAGTAGGGCTGATGTTTGGCTCGTATTGGGCTGGTAGACATTATGGTTACAAAGACGGCTTGATCGATGTATGGTCTGCTTTGCTTACAGTCTTTGATGCTAAGTCTATCGTTATTAATGAAGATGAAGAAATGATTGTCACCGATAAAAGCGGTGCCGAACGAAAGGTGAATTGATGGCTATTGAATATAAGTTTCGTGAAGACGAATTGATCCAAGAATTCAAAGACTACATTGACGCTACGTACAGCGGTCACTATGGTCACGGTGGATTCCAATCGAGTGAAGTGATTGTTGATCGAGGGCATGGTCTCGGCTTCTTTCTTGGTAATGTTGATAAATACAACGGTCGATATGGCAAGAAAGGTTCTGCTGACGACCACCGCAAAGACCTGATGAAGATTCTGCACTATGCACTGCTTGCATTGTACGAACACGACCGACTGAATCCTACGGTGACTATCAACGTTCCAGATATCGATTGGAGACATGCGCCTTCAAAGGAAGAACTTGGTCTAGGTCCACTCACAGTAGATACAATTTCGTATCCATCAATCAACGTTGAAAGTGACGTGAAAGTGGACCTCACTGATTATCCTGAGTATGATGTCAAATTTAACGTAGACGGACTCAAGGTATGACAGAAGACATTTTCGATTTTGGCTTTACAGCCGTAACTGAAGAAGAGTTGGAGGTTGTTCAGAAATCTTCGACTGAAAAAGATGCGGTTGAAAGTCGGCTCGATAAGTTGTATAATGCTATTCAACCATTGTTGGATAATCTGAGAAAGAATCCAGAGAAGGACTATATCTATTGGCCCAATCGTCTGGATAAAGTTGATCAGTTTAGGGACTATATCGACGACATCTATACTGGAAAGTGAATGACATTTAACATGAAGGCCGCTAAGACGGCTGTAAGTGATACAATCGTAGCAACACCAATTAATTTAGTTCTCAACTACATTCTTCTCAAAATGTTCTTACCGCTTAGTTTGACTGCGGAGTTGATGACTTTACTTTTTACTTCCATATTTTTCGTCGTCGCTTGCGTTCGAAAATATTTTGTGATATCATTCTTTAATAGGAGAAACAAATGACTAGCCCTGTGAAAGTGCCTGACGTTGTGTTCAAAACTCGGGTCCGTGATAATTCAATCCCCGGTGCAAATCCGTATCGATGGGAAGACGTAACTACCGAAGACTTGTTTATGGGCAAGTCTGTGATTGTCTTTTCTCTTCCCGGTGCTTTTACACCGACTTGCTCTACGTACCAACTGCCCAACTTTGAGAAGTTGTACGGTCAGTTTAAAAGTTATGGCGTCGATGACATCTACTGTGTTTCGGTCAACGATGCGTTTGTAATGAATGCGTGGGCTAGAGATCAGAAATTAGTCAACGTCAAAGTGATTCCTGACGGCTCTGGTGATTTCACTGAGCAAATGGGAATGCTTGTCGCTAAAGACAATCTTGGTTTTGGTATGCGTTCGTGGCGTTATGCGATGCACGTTGTCGATGGCGTAATCATGAAAATCTTCGAAGAGCCAGGTCGCGAGGACAACTGCGAGACTGACCCTTACGAAGTAACTTCACCTGAAAACATTCTGTCTTACTTCGGAGGATAACCAATGCAGAATCCACAACAATTTATCGACGCAGTAAAGAAAGGCGTTGCTACTGTTGTTTTCAAAAAGATTAATACGGACGAGATCCGTGTTATGCCTTGCACCCTTAACGCTGAGATTGCTGGCACCAGCATCACAGTTCAAGACATGGACGCAAACAGCGAACACTTTGCTGTCTGGTGTCTCGACAAAGATGCGTGGCGCTCTTTCCGCACAAACACCGTCGTTGAGTGGTACGAAGGTTATCCGTCAGCGATTGCTCATCGCGTATAAAGAAGAGGTCGTTGCATGAAACCCGTAAGAGAATTTAGAGAACAGATTATTGAAGCCGCGAAAGCGCATTTTGAAGCAAGCATTCACAGACATCGAATGAATGCAGAACTCATTCTGGAACATTCTGTGGCTGTCGCAGAACACCCAGATATGATGGAAACTCTTGAAACTGAACTGAGCAAGATGGCTGAATATCATGATCGATTGGAAATGCTTGAAACTTACTTTTAGTGTCTTGGCGCTACTCACGGTTAGTGGGTGCGCCAATCTCCCTTGCTGGAATGTCTCTGTCAATGGCGGCGTTCCTGGCGTAGCAAGCGGTAATGCGCGTGGTCAAATCTGCCCTCCACCAGCCGCTGAAGAAGACGAAGAAACTGGTCAACGCAGTTTTCGTCCACCCTCCTAAGTCGTTGATTTATAAGCTTATAACAAAAAAGTCTAAAAAAAGTTTAAAAAAGTGTTGACGACCTCTTGGATTCCTGCGATAATTACTATGTAATTTGAGATGAGAGGTTGTTTGTTATGGCGTATGTTAGTCAAGAAATGAAGAAGAAGTTAGCTCCCGGCATCAAGGCTGTACTCAAGAAGTACGGCATGAAGGGAACTCTTGCGGTTCAGCATCACAGCGGCTTAGTCTGCAACATCAAGAGCGGTAAGCTTGATGTTCTTGGTGCCCTTGAAGGTGGTAACGAGTTTGATCGAGACTACATTCAGGTCAACCCTTACTGGATCGAAGAGAACTACAACTGTCCTAAAGTTGTTGCGTTTTTGAGCGAACTCAAAGCCGCTCTTGAGGGTCCTGACTTTTTCTGCAACGATGACATTATGACTGACTACTTTCACAGAAGTCACTATGTCTACATCAACGTTGGTCAGTTTGGCAAACCTTACGTTCTGGAGGCTTAATTATGTTGAAGTATGAAAACACTGCTGAGATCGGTGACGTTATCAAAGCATTTGACTTTGAACCTATCGAGGGTCGTCACGAGCACTTTATTGTTGGTCGTGTCATCAAGAAGGGTACTGTGATTCACCCTCTCCATAAGTTTCCGATGTTCGAAGGATTTCACATCGAGATCACTGGCGCTGACACGGACGATGATTCGCGAATCGGTGACATCGGCTACGTTCCCTTCGAAACTACTTTCGACTACGATGGTCGTGTTCAGGTGATTTCGTAATGGAAGACTGCTACATTTTTTTGATTACTTACGAAGGTCAGACCGAGTCCGTTTACACTTGGTCTGAGACTTCGTATTTTATGGCAGAGTACACGCTGAAGGAGCTTCAAGCCGAGTACCCTGATCGTGTTTGGTCTATCGTTGAAAAGGACGTGTCATGAGTTACGAGGAATTTAAGTCGCTATATAAAAAGCTAGTGACAGAACTGTTGACTGACACCAGTCCAAAAGTTCCGAAAATGATTTATTCAAAGCAGTCGTTAGAAATCTGCGAACGTTTATCCGATCTGTGCGAGGAGTATCCAGAATATGAAGAAAGGGTGGATAGCGAAACTTGGGGAGAGATTAACGGACGCGCTGTCGGATATTGACTATCGACGTGCGTTTAAGTTATCATTGATTGTTGTTCCAGTTTTGATCTGGGACATTTTTTATTTGGTCGTAGAAAAGTTCTATGACCTCTGCACTTACATTGACGATGTGGGCGGCAGTTATCTTGAAAAATTTATGGAGAAGTGAATGCCACGCATTGTTGTTGCGGGTCTTGGTCCCGTTGGTACTGCTGTAGGTACCGCACTTGAAAAGCATCCAGACATTGATCTGTTCTTTGATGATCCTGCCAAGGGCTCAAATTATCCAGACAATCTGACTGACTCTGTTGATGGAGTCGTTGTCTGTGTCGCTACGCCTATGGGTGATGATGGCTCGTGTTTTACTGATAACGTGCGAGATGTTTTCAATAAGTTCCGAGACACCAAGTATCTGATCAAGTCGACCACAAACCCTATATTTCTGCGTGAGTTTGATCATCTGGACATTACGTTCAGCCCTGAGTATCTGAAGGGCACCACTGGATCGAATCCAACTCAAGAGTTTCTTGACTCAGAGTTTGCGATTTATGGTGGTGGTTCGATGCGCTGGTGGCACGAGATATTCGCACCTGTCTTGCCTAATCTGAAGCAAGTTCGCTATATGACAGCCGAGCAAGCCTCGTTCGCTAAGTATTTGCTGAACTGTTTTCTTGCAACCAAAGTGACATTCTTTAATCAAGCCCACGAGATTTTTCAAGCCTGTGGTGGTCAAGACTTTGACGTTGTGATCGATGGTCTCTGTCTTGATCCTCGCATCGGTCGCTCGCATACGCAAGTGCCAGGTCCTGATGGCTCGTTCGGTTATGGTGGGCACTGTTTTCCGAAAGACATGGCAGCCTTTGCTAAGTTTGGCGAAGAGGCTGGTGCCGACGTGCAGTTCTTAAAGGATACTATCGATGCAAATACCAGATACCGCTCGTAGGTATACGCTTGATGTGCAAGAAGATTCAGATGGTCAATATCTGATCTTTCCTGACGAAGAGATGGAGTTGCTTGGCTGGAAAGAAGGCGACGATATTGAATGGATAGACAATGGTAATGGGTCTTGGACTCTGAGGAAAAAAGAAATGAGTAAAGTGGTGATCGAGATGGTAGACGAACAGGTCGATGCCATCGTTATTCAAGAATTGAAAAATGCTATTGCTGGATTTGAGCAAAGCATTGAAGAGCGCAGTAACGGTGAAGGTCTTTCTTTCTTTGACAGTGATCCGGTTAAAGATGTAAACTATCTTGTTGAACATGTTCGTGCGTTTACGACAGTACTTGAATACTATGGAGTGCCTAATGAAGATTTTGATCCAGAAGTGTAGCGATCCTCGAAAGTGGTACGCCAACAAAGTTGGTCAGTGCGTCCCGCTTCTAGCCGTTGAAGAAAAAGAATATAAATCACTACAAGATCCAGATGAGGTCTATGGTAAGCGATTTATCAATTTCGTCTCAAAAGACGATGCGATTTTAGTAGAAGGAGAATTGTAGTGAAAGCAGGTAAGGTATGGGGTAACACGGAACTCATCGAACACAATAGCACGTTTGAGTTTCACCGAATCGAGTTTATGGCAAACCATTGCTGTAGCGAACACTATCATAAGACCAAGTGGAATGGTTTCTATGTCGAGTCTGGTGTTCTGATGGTGCGTACTTGGCCTGATGGTACTCAACCAAATGATTCTCGTCCGACTGTTTGTGATCAGACGATTCTACGTGCGGGTGAATACTACAAAGTCGAGCCGGGCAAGTGGCATCAATTCGTAGGTATTGAAGACGGTGTGGCTTTTGAGTTATACTGGGCTGAGTTTGATGGTGATGATATTGTTCGACGTACGCAAGGGCACAAGTTATGAAAATTTTTGATCTTGAGCAAGAAATCTTAGCCTGTTGGAATGTCACGGAGGATCTCGATATGATCACTGCGCATTTCATTGACAGTCCAAATTTTGCGCATTTGCCTCCTGATATTGCAGATTCAATTATGAATAAATACCTGGGACTAAAGGAGGTTTATGATGTCAAGTTTAAAAAATTATGGGCTTCGTTTGATGACGTTTGCGAAGAATATCATAGCCTCCGTAAAGAGCGTGAGGACTTGGATGATGCAAAAGATTAAGAGCTGGCTCAAAACTCTTTTCACTGAAGAGTATGAAGTAATTGTATGGCATGATCCTGCTAAAAGGCAGGTATACAACATGAAATCAATTCAGAAGATCAATCAAAACAATCTAGTGGGTATCTTGGTTACTGGCGAAAAATTTACGATGCAGACTCAAGATGCTTTTAACTATCAGGTGCGAAAAATTCATTGAGCGTATTCAGTCGAATTGTAAAAGTGTTTGAGAGACCTATCGAAGAAAATCCTATTGACAAAGCGATTGTTGAAAATCTGCCTCAAGAGGGTGAAGTAGAAAAAGTCTATCAAGCACGTTGGGTGTGGTATCACACGTTACTGGCGGTGGAACTGTTCTTCACTAATGTTCTACTGCTACTCATTCTTTTTGTTATGGCGTTTAAGTGATGTTGTTAGTAACTGTATTATTCGCTAGCCTTGTTATCGTGACTTGGCTGGTCGTAAAAGGTGAAGATGACTCGTGAAGAAAAAATTTCTAGATGCGTATATGGACACCGCGAAGCGATTCGCAGAACTCAGTACAGCCCGTCGAGCAAAAGTCGGCGCGATCATCGTGAAGGACAATCGTATCGTTTCTATTGGATACAACGGCATGCCCGCCGGATGGAATAACGAGTGCGAAGAATGGGAACCTTTAGACGGTATTAACTTCGAAGTTCACGAAGGTGATCGTGAGATTTATGGAGCATATAAAACGAAGCCCGAAGTGTTACACGCAGAATCAAATGCCATTGCAAAGATGGCAAGAAGTGCTGAGTCGTGCGAAGGCGCAACAATGTTCTGCACACACCTGCCATGTATCGAGTGTGCCAAACTGATCTATCAAAGTGGCATATCCCATCTCTATTATGATGTAGAGTATGAAGCCGCGAAAGGATGCGGTAAAGAGTTTTTGAAACAATGTGGAGTGGCGGTAATCAAATTATGAAGATCGGTTTCACCTGTTCAACTTTTGACCTGTTACACGCGGGTCATGTTCAAATGCTTCGTGATGCTAAACAGCATTGCGACTATCTTATCTGCGGGCTTCAGGTCGATCCTTCACTGGATCGTTCTGAAAAGAACTCGCCCGTTCAAACCCTAGTCGAGCGATACACACAACTCAAGGCTGTCAGTTACGTAGACGAAATCATTCCGTACCAGACAGAAGAAGACCTCAAAGACATCCTTGAACTGTATCACCTCGACGTTCGAATTCTAGGCGATGAG